CTTGATTGTGGATGCACGCAGTCTTGCTCCTGATGAAACTTACACTTTCCCTGAATTGGTGGGGCAAGCACTTGAACCAAATGGGTTTATCTCGACCATTGCAAGTGCCGCCATATCACTGACCATCCGCGCATCAGGCCGCGAAATTACTTAAGGAGAACAGCATGGACAAATTTATGATGATGCCCAAGGGGTTTATGGGCTTGCCAATGGATGAGGAATTCATCACCAATGCCGAAAACAAAAAGAACTACGCCATTGCAGTTCAAGATTGGAACTATGGCCCCGAAATGCCTACCAATGAGCCAGGGGCCAATAAAGAGTTTTACGTAGGTTTGGCAGAAGCTATGCAGTGTGATGAAAAAGACGCACGGCGCAAGCATTGCTCAAACTGTGATTACTACGACAACTCTTTTATGACCCAAGTGAGGATTGAGCGAATCCCATTGGCAACCTATGACAAGGGCGCAGGTTTCCGAGGCCATTGCGAAAAGCTAGATTTTATTTGCAACGATATGCGAGTTTGTCAGGCTTGGGAAGATAGAGAGTATGAGGATTGACCTTTTGTCAATTTGTGCGAAAATCAAGCCGCTGAGTCTATCTGGCATCCAGCGGCCTTCCCTTATAGGAGTGTCCAATGGTCAATGTCGCGGTTCAGGAAGTGAAAGCTGGTGTGCCAGTTGAACACCTGCCCATCTACCAATTGGAAGCTGAAATACTCAAGCTGCCACAAGTAGCGATGCCTGTTAACCACGACTTCTGCAATGGCCTATATGCTCGGACAATGCACATACCCGCTGGAACAATATTGACTGGGGCAACCCATCGTGAGGAATCATTCTTCTTGGTGCGAAAAGGCGAATTGATCGTAAGCACAGACAATGGCCCACGAACTATTGGACCAGGAGACATGAGCATCTCCAAAATCGGTACAAAACGTGCTGGCATTGCCTTAACTGACGTTGAGGTAACCACATTTCACGCAAACCCAACCAACGAGCAAGAACCACAGAAATTGTGGGATATGTTTACGATTCCAGCACCATCAACAGTTCTTGAAACCGTGGAATTGGCGCAACTGGAGAAATTAAAATGACATTCGGACTATCAGGGGCAGCATTGGCTGGTGTAGCCATAGGTGGTGCAACGCTTGTATCAGGTTATATGCAATCTCAGGCTGCTGGACGGGCTTCTGCGGCACAAGGGCAAGCAGCTCAAGCTGGCATTGACGAAACGAGAGCGCAGTTTGATGCAATGCAGAAAATCTTGGCCCCTTACGTTACAGCAGGAACAACTGCTATACAAGGACTTGCGCCATATGCCGCCGCTGGTATACCAGCACTTGAACAACAACAAGCATTGCTCGGTTTGAGTGGGCCAGAGGCAGAACGTGCCGCCATTGAGCGTATTAGTGGAGGCGCAAGATTTCAAGAAATGGCCCAACAAGGTGAAGAGGCATTACTGCAAAGAGCATCAGCCACTGGTGGTTTGCGGGGTGGCAATATTCAAGGTGCATTGGCACAATTTAGGCCAGCACTGTTGTCTAGTTTGATTGAACAACAATATGGCAAGTTGGGCGGTATGACTGCTTTAGGACAAGAAACCACATCAAATGTGGCTAGATTAGGGCAAGCATCCGCAGCAGGTACAGGCGCTGCCGCACAAACATCAGGCGCAAACATTGCAACATTGCTTGGACAACAAGGCGCAGCACAAGCTGGCGGTGAAATTGCACAGGGCAGAGCATTTGGCGCAATCCCATCAGCCATTTCTGGTGGCCTTGGTTTCTTTAGTGGTTTAGGGGGGAAATTCTGATGCCAGCACCAATTGATTATGGCGTTCAAATTGCTGACCCTACGCAATCTTTTTTAAGTGCTTTTCAAACTGGTGCTGGTATTCAAGAAACTAGACTAAAGCAAGAACAGCAACAGCAACAAATGGCGAATCAGAAACTGATTCAAGATGGATTAACTAAACTGCGCCAGCCTGGTGCAACTGCTGAAGATGTTTCAAATCTTGCGATGATTTTGCCAAAAGATCAAAGCGAATCGGTGCTCAAGGCATGGGCGCTAAAAACAGACACACAAAAACAGAATGCACTTTCGCGAACAGGAAAAGTTGTATCTGCTTTATTTGCTGGTGAAACTGATATTGCCCAGCAACTTATAAATGACGAAGCTGTTGCAATGCGTAATTCAGGAAATGAAGAGGGCGCAAAATTCTTGGAAACATGGCGTGGCATTACTGAAATAAATCCTACTGCCACCGAACGATTTTTTACGGCGCAACTTTTGCAATTGCCAGGTGGTGACAAAATTGTTGAAAATATTATTAAACTTAATGTAGAACGCAGAGCTGAAGCTCAAGGAAAACCGACACTTGCAAAATTAGAAGCAGAAGCAATAAAAGCAGGTGTAGATGCAGATTTTGCACGCCCGACAGCGGAAGCACAGTTAGCAAAAATAAAAGCTGAAACTCTTGCACCATCAGTTCGTGAAGCAATCGATTTCAAAAGTTTGAGTGCAGCAGATCAAGGTTTGTTTCAGAATTTGCAAATACTTAAAAAGCCACCAGCAGCTGTTACAAATGTCAACGTTTCAAATGTAGATAAGACAGCCTCAGGTGAGCTTGGTAAGTTGATTCCCGATCTTTACAATCAAATGAATGCAGCCGCAGACTTAACTGGTGAACTTGCAAGATATCGCACAGCACTTGGTACTGCAATTACAGGCCCATTTGCTGACAGGCGGTTGCAAGTTGCTCAAGTCGCAAATGCTTTCGGTCTTGTTGGTGACAAGGGCATCAATGCTACACGGGAGTTGATTCAAGGTAATGCAGAAATGGCACTTAAAGCACGATCTTTAATTGCTGGACAAGGCCAAGGACCGATTACTGAAGGCGAGCAAGCGTTACTTGTTAGGGCAAGAGCAGGCGATATTAATTTTACAAAAGGTGAATTAAATACTTTATTCAACTTGTTTGATCGTGGTGCAAAAGCGCAATATGACCAAAGCCGCAAGTTGCTTGAATCAGCAACAACGCAAAGCCCAACAGCAAAATTGTTCCTTGATGCCGCAAAACCTTTTGGTGTGCAGACTGCTCCACCAGCTCAACCTGCTGCAGCGCCAACAGCACCAGTAACTCAACCATCCCAGACAAGTGGTATGCCAGCAGGTTTCCGTGTGATTCAAAGAGGCCAATAAATGGCAATCTACAAAGTCGAAGCACCAGACGGCAGCATCATTGAGCTAGAAGGCCCAGCAAATGCAACTGATGCCCAAATTGGGCAAGCTGCACAAGCTGCATACGCCCAAAGGCAACCCAAACCAGCTTCAGAGCCTTTTCGCGTAGAGGTTAGTGGTGTACCCATCTTTGCTGAAAGTGCAAAAGCAAGCACTATTAAACCACCAGAGGGTTTTCAATTATTGTCGGCAAAATTAGCAGATGCAAAGCCTACAGGTTCATACTATGATGAAACTCAAAATGCTTGGTTTATGCCAGTACCGCAAACAGGAATTGTTCAAGAGATTGGCAGACAAATTGGTTTGACAGGTCGTGGCGCTATCGAGGGTGTAACAGGATTGGGAGGCATTGTAATTGACCCAATCACACGACTAGCTAATATTGCACTTCCAGCCAGTGCACAAATTCCCACGATGCAGGAGGCTACTGCTCAAATATTAAACACAGCAGGATTCCCACAACCTCGTGATGCCGTTGAGCGCATGGTTAATCTAGCCGTACAAGGAGCATCAGGTGGTGGTGGCATGGCTGCAGCAGGTAGAGCCGTACAGACAACCGCAGCCCCTGTTGCCCGTGAAGTTGGAAGAATGGTGGCAGCACAACCTGTTGCTCAAATAACTGGTGGTGCTGGTGCTGGTGGTGCTGCTCAGGCATTCCAAGAAGCAACAAGAGGTACTGAAATAACACCATTGGGCCAAGTTGTAGGGACTGTTGCATCCTCTCTGGCTGGTGGTGCAGCTGGTGCTAGATTGGCAAGACCAAAACCAACTGCATTACCGTCAACAGCCCAGCCAATTGTTACTGAGGCTGAGAGACTTGGTGTTCCTGTTTTAACATCTGATGTAATTCAGCCTCAATCATTTATTGGCAGAACAGCACAGCGAATTGGTGAAAGAGTACCAATGGCAGGCACTGGCCCTGTTCGTGTTGAACAGCAAGAGGCTAGAGTCAATGCGGTTAGAAGTCTGTTGCAAGAATACGGTGCTGATGATGTTGCTAAATTTAGTAAAGACATCATGACCGATTTATCAACCAAGCGAGCTGCTGATTTAGCTAAATATTCACAAGCCAAGAAAGAAGTCATTAATAGACTTGCAGACAAGGGTACTGTGCCAGTGCCTCGTGCATTAACAGCCATCGATGAGCAAATTGCCGACCTCACTAGAAGACGCACAGAAGGTTCAGATGAAGCCATACAACGACTTCAGCAAATAAAAAAAGATTTGCAAAATCGTGACTTATTTCAGATAGAGGCTTATCGTCAAGATGAGTTGGCTAAAATTTTTATGGATGATCCAGCACGACCTATGAGTATTGCTGCTCGTGATGCTGGTGAAAAAGCACTGCGTGCTATTTATGGCCCTGTGCGTGAGGACATGATTGACTTTATCAAGAAAACTGGCGAGCGCAGAGATGTTGATAAATTCATGGTCACAAATAAAAGACTGCAAGAACTTGCTGGCGAACTTCAGATGAACACATTGAAGTCTGTTTTAAAGTCAGGTAAAGCAGTGCCAGATGATGTCAATAAACTTTTGTTTAGCAAAAAGCCAAGCGAAATTAACCAGCTTTATAACAGCCTAACACCATCAGGTAGAGCAAACGCTCGTTCATCAATCTTGTCACAAGCAGCAAACAAGGCTGAGTTCACGTTGCCAGATGGCACTCAAATGTTTAGCCCTGAAAAATTTAACGCTGAACTTAAAAGGTTACAGCCTCAAGTTGGCGTATTTTTTAAAGGTGATGATTTGCAAAGAATCCAAGGTTTATCTCGTGTGTTGACAATGACACGAAGAGCAGGAGAAGCTGGAGTAACAACTCCAACAGGTCAAGAGGCCGTGCCTTTTGTTGCTGGTAGCTTTTTGCAAAGCATCTTTGGTAGTCTTGGTGCTTCAGTGGCAGCGGCTGCTGGCATTGGCGCAACAGCTCGTATTTATGAATCTGCGGCAGTACGTGATTTATTGATGAAAATCCCAAAAACAGCACCAGGCGGCACTGAAGAAGCAAAGTTGTTCAAACGTTTAATGTCTACGATTCAGACACAGGTGAATCAATTGCCAGAAGAGCAACCTTAAGCGAAAATGCACACAGGAGAATGAATAAATGTCCGCAATATCAGTAGAACCACCATATCCAGCGTTTGCGGATGCTGATGGTCAACCGCTTGAAGATGGCTACATCTGGATTGGCACTGTCAACCTGAACCCGATCACCAACCCGATTGTTGCCTATTGGGATTCAGCACTAACGATCACTGCTGTCCAACCCATCCGCACAAGTGGGGGTTATCCTGTCTACCAAGGCACACCATCGCGCATCTACACGGCAAGCGATTACTCCATCCAAGTTCAAAACAAAAACGCCACGGTGGTCTATACCTCGCTGAATGGCAATGCTTTCCCTGGGTCTGCTGGCAATATTGTTGCTAATGCCACTGGTACTGGTACACAAACAGTTTTTTCGGTTGCTTTTGTACCAAGTCTTATCTACATCAATGGCGTGTATCAAAATCAAAACACCTATGCGCTTGCTGGTGGCAATGTAACATTCACACAAGCACCACCATTAACCTCTATCATTGAATTTGTATTCTGAGGAACAAACCATGTTAAAAGCAATTTCAACCATTACGAACGCACTTGGTGCTTTGAACTACAAAGGCACATGGAATGCTTCAAGCAATACGCCAACTTTGGCAGATGGCACTGGTGCAAAGGGTGATTACTATGTGGTCAGCACCGCAGGGACTCAGACCTTTGGTGGTGTTCAATTATTCTTTGGCTTGGGTGACTGGATAGCCTATAACGGCGCAGTCTGGCAACGAGTTGAGGGTGGTTCAGATGGCAACTTTGCCAATGTAACCCTGACATCTACGGATGCTGGTGCATCTGCATCCCCATTGCTTGAGTTATATAGAGACTCAGCAAGTCCAGCGGCATCTGACACAGTGGGGGAAATTGAATTTAATGGTGAAGATTCTGCTGGTAACAAACAAGCCTACGCTTTAATTCACGGATCTATTCTCAGCCCAACATCAACCGCTGAACAGGGGCAGATTCATTTTGAAACTGCAACTGCTGGTGCATTGACTGAAAAGATGATTATCGGCACGACCAATCTTGTGATTAACGAGATCGGTGCGGTGTTTAACGTGCGGATTGAAGGCGATACAGATGCCAACTTGTTCTTCACAGACGCAACAAACAGCCGTGTAGGTGTGGGAACAGTTGGCCCAACAGCAAAATTAGATGTTGTTGGCGGTGATATTCGGATTGACAACGGCAATTTAATTGTTGGCACATCAGGCAAAGGCATTGACTTTTCTGCTACATCAGGCACAGGAACAAGCGAATTGCTGGCTGATTATGAAGAAGGTACTTGGACTCCAATTTTTACCAGTGTAGGTGGAACTCCCACTATTACTTATACCGTGCAACAAGGTAGTTATGTAAAAGTTGGCAAACTTGTGTATGCAAGTTTTTATTTAGGCACAAGTGCTATAAGTGGTGGAAGCAGTCGTTTGCTTATAGGCGGCTTGCCATTTACAAATCAAAACGTCGATGAGAGCGATAGATCGTGTCTGACATTTGGCTTGATTACTGGTTTTAGTAGCACAACAACACCAACTGCTGGCATACTTGCATCTAATACAACTCTTATTCATTTATACACAAATAATTCTGCCGATGCTAGAGACAATAAATCAACAGATGTATCTTGTCCCCCAGCATCTGCCCCTGGTATCTATGGAACTATTATGTATCGTGCTGCGGCATAAAACTGAATTAAGGACTTAATATGGCGCTGACAAAAGTATCGTATTCAATGATTAATTCAGCACCTAAGTCGGTGCTGGATTATGGTGCTGTTGGTGATGGTGTTACTGACGATACAGTCGCCATTCAAAGTGCAATTACCGATCTTGCAATTAACGGTGGCAAGTTAGTTTTTCCTTACGCAACGTATCTTATTACCAGCCGTATTATTTTGCCATTTGGCAACAATAACGAAGGAACATTGTTTATCATTGATTTTGGAAATTCCATAATTAAAAGTAATGTATCCACTCCAACTGGTGCTACTTTTGGCGGTTTAATTTCTGGATATTTAAATGGCACAACGCCTGTTGCAAATGAATCAGGCTCGGAAACACAAGTTGCGTCTAATACGTTGCTAATGAATTTGCAACTAAGGGGGTTTGGTCAAGCAATTCGGTTGCACAACTTCAATTATGGTTGTGCCCTGCAAAACATTTTGACCAACAACTGCCACAACGGTGTTAATCTTACACGTTGTTTTTATCTTGCTGTAAATGGTTTATTTTTAAGAGGCACAGGTATTGCTGCTGGCGGCAGAGGGTTCAAAACAACTCAGTTTTCTAATGTCATGCCAATGACAGGAATCAAAACGTTTGCGTTTGCGACAGGTATGGAACTGGGTGGTTTTGATGGCGGCAAAATGACCGATTGCTCTGCTGAAAGTTGTGGTGTTGGTGTTGAAATGGTCTCCGAATGTACAGCAATTCATTTAGACACTATTTATTTAGAAGCCAACACAATTTCGAACTTAAAATTTGCAAGCACCACTAGGCGAATGATTATTTCTAACAGTTGGTTTGCTGGCGCATCAACACAGCACTTCACATCAGCCGTGCCTAGTAGTGAGTATTCAAACGTAACCATCATTAACACAAGATTTGAAAATGGGATTACAAATAGTCCACCAATATCCAATTTGTTTGGTGATATTATAAATTCTGTTGGTGACCCTTCAAATTTGCCTATTTTAACTGGCGTGCCAAATATACAATCTATAAGCGCACAATATGAACTAGATACAAGCGCATCTGGATTTAACGGCCCTGTGCGATCTTTGGACAGCAGAAATACCAATGGGATAATTGCAACAGCTTATGGCGGCAAATTTCGTGATGGTGTAACTGCTAGTAATAAGACTCCGTTTCAAACGGTTGTCAACAATGCTGGGTCATTCGAATACACAACACAATTTACATCTGATGGTTTCACCGCATTGTTATGGAGTATTCAAATTGTTCATAATGCTGGAACTTTTAGTGAAACTTATTTGGTGTTCTTTGACAATACTGCTGGGACATGGCGGCTATATCAGCCAGATGCCGCAGGTCTCACCGTAGATGCAACGGTTACTTGCACCAATAATGGTGGTTTTTTAATGTTAAAAGCACCCACGTTTACCAACCCAGGAACCGTTTATTCTCTTGTGAGAACAATTTAATCTTTAACAAAAGGACTTAATATGGCACTGAATACTATTATTAAAACTGAAGGCAAATCCGTTGTTGAGACTAATTTAGGCTCTATTGAAAATGGTGTGCAATCCATTTCTTTTTTAGCTTATGTTAAAGTTGAATCAATTACTGGTGATAAAAACCAAATATCGGTCAACGTGTCTTTTGTTGGTGATAACATAAAGTTTTATAAACAATATTGTGTGCGTGTTTCACTTGAAACAGGAGCGTTAAATTTTATTGCACAAGCCTATGAACATCTAAAAACTCTGCCAGAATTTGATGGCGCAACTAATTGTTAAAAGGACATATCATGACACTAGAAAAAATTGTATCTGTTGATCTTATTGAAGTTGTCGAGAATGGTTGCGTACAAGTTCGCACCAAAACTGACATCGTAGAAGATGGTAAACAAATTAGCAGTTCATTCCATCGCCATGTCGTGGCCCCAGGTGATGACTATTCAGCAGAGTCAGAGAAAGTAAAAGTCATCTGTGCCGCAACGCATACCGCTGACGTAATTGCAACTTATAAAGCCGCACAAGGAGTTTGAAATGTCTACCAATTCACAAATTGCATTTGCCCCACTTGGCAAAATTGATTGTTAAACCAAAACTAAACCAGATAACTATTGTGGCTCAACCTTCAATCCAAACAAGACTATCTAGCCACGAAGAAGTTTGTGCGTTTAGATACGAACAAATTAACGCTAGACTTAAACGGTTAGAAGGTATTATCATCAAAGCTTGTGGTGCGTTGTTAGTTGGAATGTCTGGAGTAATCTGGACACTAATTCTTCATGCAAAATAACAATCTACTTGTTACTAGGAACAGAACATGGCAAGCACTTATTTTATTGACAACAGTACTCCTATAGTTGCTGCGTGGCTTAATGACGTAAACAACTACGTTTACCAAGGTCGTCAACGTGGTACTGTGACTGCTACGTCAGGACAAACTGTGTTTACAGTTCCTTTTGTTTATAGTGTAGGAGCTAAAACTCTTGATGTGTATATTAATGGTGTGCGACAAATCTTAACTTCTAGCTATACAGAAACTACCACTACTACAGTTACTTTTACTGAGGCTGTTCCTGTTACTGCTGTTGTAGAATTTATAGGCTAACTATGTCGTATAGATCTAGATGGGATAACGGAGCTTGGAAAGTTGTCTGTGATGTTTGTGGTCGTGAATTTAAAAACAATGATTTACAACTTCGTTGGGACGGACTTATGGTCTGTTCTGGAGACTGGGAACCAAGACAACCACAAGACTTTGTGCATGGTGTAGCTGACAAACAAGTTCCCCCCTTTACTAGACCAGAACAAGCAGATGTTTTTACTGTTGTTTGTACCCCCATTACTACCCAAGGTATAGCAGACTATGGGCAAGCAGACTGTGCTAAAGCAGATGTAAACTATGGCAACCTTCCTGTGTGTACTCTAGAGGGGTCTATAGCTATTCCTCCAACTGCTGTAGCAGGATGTGCTATAACAAATAAACAGTCTCCTGGTTTAAACGACTTTTTAATTGGATAAAACTATGAGTTCTACTTATACAGTCACTCGGGATGAAATTATTACTATAGCTCTTCGTAAGCTAGGTGTTCTTGAGATTGGTAGCTCACCTGATGCTGCTACTATTAGCAATGCATCTATGTCTTTAAACTTGCTTATCAAGCAATTTAGTACAGACGGATTAAAGCTGTGGAAGATTTCAGAGATCATTATTCCTCTGACTAACAACCAAACTAGTTATACCCTAGGTGGCGCTAGTTCTACTTTGATGTACGATTCTTTGAATCCTACTGTAGCTATTACCGACAAACCTTTAAAAGTTATTCAAGGGTTCTATCGCAATAAGCAGGTTACCCCGTATATTGACATACCAGTAATGGTGCTATCTAAACAAGAGTACAACGTTTTAGGTTCTAAGTTTTCTACAGGTACAGCCAACACTATTTTCTATGATCCTAGAAAGTTAAACGGCGTACTGTATGTGTATCTAACTCCTGATTTAAATGCTCAGACTAACTTAGAGTTGCACATTGTTGCTCAGATGCCTCTAGATGATTTGACTACTGCGTTAGGAGTTCCAGACTTTCCTAATGAGTGGATGAACTGTTTGATGTGGAACCTAGCTGATCAACTGTCTCTTGAGTACGGTGTTCCTATGAACGCTAGACAAGAGATTGCTCAACGAGCAAGCACATATAAAACCCTGCTGTCTGATTGGGATGTAGAATCTTCTAGCACATTCTTTTCTCCTGATTTTAGATCTACAAACAACAACTCCTATGGGCAGTAATTATGGCTACCCTGCGTATTCCTCTTACTCAACCAATAGAATCTCGCAACGGGACGTTTGCTAAAGACTCGTATTCTTCTAATTGCTTTTTTGAAACAAGAGATCAAAAACGAGAGTTTGTTAAACGCCCTGGCCTTGTGTCTGTTAAACAGATTGTGTCTGTTACACCCCCTGCATATACCCTAAGCCAAGGGCTAGTAGAATTTAACGACAAACTTATTGCTGTTATTAATAACACGGTATATCAGATTAATCCTAGCAGTTCTTTTGCAATAACAAATTTAGGAACTACGTCAACATCAACTAGCCAAAGCTATTTTGCCAAGACATTTTTAGATGCTAACCTATTCTTTCATAACAAAGTAACTGGCTACCTGTTAAATCAAGCAGGTTCATTTGTAGCCACAACTACTTTACCTACAGCACCCTATGTGCCTGGAGCTGTATTTTTAGATAACTATATATTTCTTGGTACAACTACCAATCGTATATACAACTGTGATGTTGGTGATCCAACTACTTGGAATTCTTTAAACTATATAAGCTTTGAACAAACAGCAGACACACTTGTTGGCATTGTTAGGCACTTAAATTATCTTGTGGCTTTTGGCAATTCTAGTATTCAATTTTTTTATGATGTTGCTAATGCCACTGGTTCTCCTTTGGGAGTAGCTTCAAGTTATTCTTCTGAAGTTGGTTGTGTTAATGGAGACAGTATTGTTGCCACTAGTAATACCGTGTTGTGGGTAGGTTCTGGCAAATCTTATGGACGCTCTGTATATATTATGGACGGTGTGTCTCCTGTTAGAATTTCTACAGCTAATGTTGACCGACACCTAGCAGCTGATGGGCTTAGCCAAGTATCTGCCTATTGCTACACTATTAGTGGGCATAGTCTTTATATATTAACTTTATATACCACTAACCAAACTCTTGTATACGACATCAATGAAAAGATGTGGTATACCTGGACTCAATACTCTATACAAAGTAGTAACCAAGCTAATCCTGGTACATATCAAGAATCTTATTTTCGTCCTGCATTTTATGCAGAAACTTTAAATGTCCCATATATTCTAGACGATGATACTGCAACTTTGTACACTCTAGGTGTAGATACATACCAAGATAATGGGCAACCAATTTATTGCAGAACAGTCACAGACATCATAGACAATGGGTCTACTAAACGTAAGTTCTATGGAAGGTTAGAGATCCTTGGTGATAAAGTTGCTGGTACTATGCAAGTACGTCACACTGGGGATGACTACAACACTTGGTCAAACTACAGGTCTATTGATCTTAATGCTTCTAGATCAGAAGTTTATTTAAGCGGTGCTGATAGGCGTAGAGCTTGGGAGTTCTTGTGTAGCAGTAATGTTG